AGAAAACACAAATTGGTCAGCCTGGTGTTTCTCGTACTCGTGTTAGTTCTGGAATTGGTATTGGCGGTTATGGCGGAACAGGTGCTGGTAACGTCAACCCAACAGGTTTAAATATATGAAACCTTTTATTGATCCAGATATTATTAAATATCTTGAAGAAGTGTATCCAGATAGGTGCCCTGACCTTAGTATGGAAGAGAAACTTATTTGGTTTACTGCTGGTCAAGTGTCAGTTGTAAGACATTTAAAAGACCAGTTCAATCTCCAAGAGGAAACTAAGTATGTCTAATGCTCTTGGTGCAATTGTTGGTTTAGTTTCTGCTGGCTTTGGTGCTTATTCAGCAAACCAACAGCAGAGAGCTATGCGTGCTCAGGCTCGAGCTGCTCAAGCAGCAGCAGAGCAAACACGTCAAGCCACACTGCAACAAGCAGCAGCCCTTAAGGCTCAAGGAGAGCAGCAAGCAACAGCGTATGCTTCGCAACTAGAACAGGCTCGTCAGCAAACATCAGCCCTTCAGTTCCAGGCGGAAACAGCTAAGAAAACAGCTGAGACTCAACTTGCTGGTCAACGCCAAGCTTCTGCTCTTAGCCTGCAACAGCAACGTCTTGCATCTCAATTGCAAACCCAACAAAGTGCTGCAGCCCCTGTAACCAGTAGAGTACGGAAACGTGTTGGAACACCTGCTGGACTACGTACTGGTCTAGAACTACAGTCTCCTTTTGCTGGCAGTGGCCTTTCAATGGGTGGTTCTACTTCTCCTCTTGGTGGTTTGAATGTCTAATGCACAAGCTCGTTACTCTGCTTTAGAGCCAGAGAAGTCCATCTATATGGATCGGGCTATTGAGTGTAGTAAGTACACCTTGCCTACTCTGATCACAGAAAACGATCGCAGCACTGGTAAAAATTTATACACCAAAATTCCTACTACCTACCAAGGACTGGGAGCACGCGGTGTAAATAATTTGGCTAGCAAATTACTTATTGCTTTGCTACCTCCTAATCAAGCTTTCTTTCGGTTGTCTGTTGATGACATGAAGCTTAAGCGGGAACTAGATAATTACAAAGAACTTCAATCTGAATTTGATCAACAACTCTCCTTAATGGAACGCGCAGTGATGCGTGACATTGAAGAGTCTGGAGATCGCACTGCGTTGTTTGAGGCCCTTAAGCACTTGATCATTGGTGGCAACGCTTTGCTTTACGTGTCTGAAAAAGGCACTAGGGTTTATCCGCTTAAATCGTTTGTACTGAACCGTGACCCCGAAGGGAATATTCTTGAAGTTGTCGTTAGGGAAGAAGTCAATCCTGACGTGCTTCCTGATGGCGCTGCTCCTAAGAATAGTAATGGTGGCTACGTAGACAAGACAGTTTTTCTGTACACCCACGTAACTTGGGATTACAAAACAGATCGCTGTAACTGGTATCAAGAGGCTTATAACAAACCTATTGGTAAGAAGGGTTCTGTTCCTATTGATAAGAGTCCTTGGATTCCCCTTCGTATGTTCCGTGTGGCTCATGAAGCCTACGGTCGTGGCTATTGCGAAGAGCTACTTGGAGACCTTAAGAGCCTTGAATACTTGTCTAAAGCCATTGTTGAAGGTTCAGCAGCAGCTGCCAAGATCATCTTCCTCTGCAAGCCAAACGGCACAACACGTCCTGATGCACTTGCTAGGGCTGCCAATGGATCCATCGTTGCTGGTGATGTCAATGACGTGGCTCCTCTGCAAATGCAGAAGCAGGCTGACCTAACCGTTGCTCTTAATACCATTGCTCGTATTGAGCAGCGTCTTAGCTTTGCGTTCCTTCTTAACAGCGCCATTCAAGCTGGTACTCAAGGTCGGGACCGAGTTACAGCGGAAGAGATCAGAATGGTTGCACAGGAGCTGGAATCAGGATTGGGTGGAGTCTATTCAATTCTTAGTATTGAATTGCAGCTGCCCCTTGTTAACCGCAAGATGGCCCTTATGGAGCGTCAGGGGCGTCTTCCTAAGCTTCCTAAGAATGTGGTCAAACCACAGATCACAACTGGTATTGACGCTCTTGGTCGCGGCAACGATAAAGCAAAACTACTGCAGTTCTTGCAAACACTTGCTGCAACCGTTGGTCCTGAAGCAATGAGCAAGTACGTCAACACTAGGGAGTTGATCACACGTCTTGCTGCTTCTGATGGTCTTGATACCTACAAACTCATTAAATCTGATGAGGATCTCATGGGTGAAGAGCAACAGCAAGCTATGATGATGCAGCAACAAATGGCCGCACAGGATCCTAATAACGATCCTGCTAAACAGGCCGCATTAGTCAAAGCTCAAAATGACACAGTCCGCGCAGCCCAAGAAACCCCTGGAGCAGGAGCCCCAGGTGGAGCAGGAGAAGCCTTCTAAGAAAGCTGAACCTCGCAGCAAGATGGATGAACTGATTGAGCAGTTGAAGGTTGAAAAGCCTGCTGTTTACGATCAGTATGTTGCTGCTGCTAAAGCCAAACGTCCTGTTTGGATTTATCCAGATATGACCGTCCGTATCGGTTGATATCATGGAAATTATTGCAGATGGGGTGATTAGTAACCCCACAGGTCCTTATAACGAACAGGATCTTCAAGTTCTTGAAGGTGCTAATAGGGAACCACAAGAGGAACTTATTGCTGGTAAGTTTCGTTCAGCCGATGATCTTCTTCAGGCTTATCAAGAGCTTGAAAAGAAACTAGGAGATCGTGGTGGTTACGAAAAAGCTGGAACCGAAACAGATGAAACTGAGGATCAAGCAGGTGGACTTGAGCCGATATCAACAGAAGAAGAACAAACCATTGTTGACAGTATTGGGGGGCGTGAAAATTTTTCCGTTGTCCAGAACTGGGCTATGGAAAATCTTAATGAAGATGAAATCGAAGCTTACAACCGTGAAGTAAATAGCGGTGATTATTACCGCGCTCGGAATGCTTTGCAATCCATGTACTTCGCGTATCAAGACCAAGCTGGATTTGAACCTGAACTAATGGGTGGTCGTCTGTCTGGTAACAGCAGTGATGTCTTCCGTTCTACTGCTGAAGTTATGGCAGCAATGAATGATTCAAGGTATTTGAATGATTCTGCTTATACCCAAGACGTTCAAGACAAACTCATCCGTAGTGACGTTTTAGGCCCTAGGGGTTAGTATTTCCTTAACGAACGTAAGTATTGTTGCCGCTGAGGCGATAACAACAGTGCGAAGCGAGCGTGCGTAAACTCTTCCAAACACAAAACGATGGCTGATCTTAATGCCTCGCTTTCGCGGTTGGGTGGTATTAACGGCGTTCAATACAACGCTGGTTCTGCCTCCGGCAACTACGAAGCTGAAAACTCTAACTTCCTTAAAATCTTTTCTGGTGAAGTTCTGACGACCTTCAACCGTGAGACGGTTTTCAAGGACCTGACCATGAAGCGCTCGATCTCTTCGGGCAAATCCGCTTCCTTCCCAATCACTGGTCGCTTCTCAAGCCGCTACCACCGTCCTGGTGACTTCATCACCGGCCAAGGTAACAAAGGCATGATTGGCGAAAAGATCATCACCATTGATGACCTGCTGATTGCTGATGCTTCCATCTACGATCTCGATGAAGCCAAACTTCATTGGGACGTTCGGAGCATCTACTCGACAGAATTGGGACGTGCTTTGGCCCGTGCTTATGACCAGCGTCTGGCACGTACCATCCTTGCTGCTACCGAATCTGACGGTCGCGTTAAGGATTGGGATTCCAAGCGTTTCCAACTGAACGGCGGTACTTACGCTTCTGTCAGCACCAACACCATTACGCTTTCTGCTAACTTCCAAACTGCCGAACTCAGCTACTGGGCTGTTGGCGAAGTTGTCTACGGTGAGAACTCTGGTAACTACGGTGTAATTACTACTGCTCCTACCAACGGTGCTGCCACTTTCGTCATCAACCCTATCGGTTCTATTGGTTCCGGTACTGGCGTTGGTTTCCAAGTTGGTGAGCGTCTGTTCGTTTTGAACTCGATGCCCGGTGGTACTTCTTTCACTGGTATTGACCTGAACGGTGCTGCTAACCGCGCTGCTCGTGGCAACCTGATTGTTGAGAATCTTTACAAGGCCTGCCAAGTGCTGGACGAAAAAGATGCTCCTAAGGAAGGCCGCGTTACCGTTCTGAGCCCTGGTGCTTACTACGACATCCTCCAAAGCGATCGTGCAATTAGCACTGATTTCAACGGTGCTGATGGTCGTAATGGTACCTTCGCTGGTAACAACGTTCTTAGCGTTGCTGGTTTCCGTCTGGTTACTTCTAACCACCTCGGTATTAACAGCTACACCTCTGGTCAGTCCTACGTTGGTCTGAACAACCAGTCTGCTGTTACCCGTGGCGAGCGTCCTAACTACATCAACGGTAAGGACGGTTCTAACGGTTCCGCTGCTGCTGGTACCTATGACTACTACCAGGATGAGCAGGGTAACACCAGCTCCATCGCTAACTGCTTCGGCCTCTGCTTCACCAAAGAAGCTGTTGGTACCGTCTCTCTGAAAGACGTTTCGATGCAGATGACTGGTGCTGAGTACAAGGCCATGACTCAAGCCACCATGATGGTTGCCAGCTATGCTGTTGGCCACGGTGTGCTGCGTCCTGAGTGCTCTGTCAGCCTTCTGTCTGATGGCAACCCGTATTGATTAGCTAACTAGTCAAATACACATACAATGGGGGAAGCGAGAAGTTCGTTTCCCCTTTTTTGTGCCTAAATAATGAGTACCTCAAAACTAGACGCAGTCAATACGCTTCTTTCAATTATTGGGGAAGCACCTGTTAATAGCCTTACAGCTCCTGTACCTGGAGATGCTTCACTGGCAGAGCGTACACTGACTGAGATCAGTCGTGAAGTTCAGGGTGCAGGATGGTCTTGGAACACAATGCTTTATGACTCCATTCCTCTGGACACTGCTACAGGCCAATCAAATCTACCTAGCAATACTTTGGCTGTTAGGTTTAACCCTTTGGCGTACCCAGATCAACGTTTTGTTCTTCGTGG